ATGAATGAAAAAGCACCTTGGAAAGAGGGCGACGACTGGTTCGTCTTCCGCGATCCTGATGAGAAAAGCTACTACGCTGCAGACCTTACCGAAGAATTGATTGATCGCGCCACGACCCCCAAGGCGAGCGGCGCGCTCGAACTGGTGCTGGTCGGCGTCGTCCAGTTGGAGGCGCCGCAGCTCCAGGTCGTGACAGTCGCTGGCGTGCCGCGCACCTACGCGATCGCCTTCTTGGGCGGCATTGAGGGCGATCCTCCGGCCGACTGGAAGTGGACCGCGCGAGTCTCTTGCGCGAACGGCGAGCGCTTCGACAAGACGACCAAATTCCGCCGGAGGGATACCTGATGTACGACGTCAGCAAACTTCCAGCCGTGCGCGCGCTGATAGAGAGGGCCGAGCTGCCGGAGCAGCGACCAGACCCGGCTCCGGTCATCGAATACGCCCGCGCGCCACAAGCAACTGGCGCACCAGTCGGATCCGGCAGGCCGCCAGCAATACAGGAAACGACCCGATGAGCTTGAAACTGATCACCCCGCCGGCGGCGCTGGCGGTGTCGCTCGATGCTGCGCGCACCTCGGCCCGGGTGGATGGCGAGGAGCACGACGCCGAGCTGCGCCAGGTCGTCGAGGCGTACACCCGCGAGGCCGAGCATGAAACCGGCCGCGCGTTCGTGGAGCAGACCTACCGGTTGACGCTGGACGCCTTCCCGGCGGCGATCCGGCTGGACAAGCCGCCGATCCTGTCGGTGGTGCACGTGAAGTTCTTCGACCAGGCCGGTGTGCAGCGCACGCTCGACCCGCAAGACTACCTGGTCGACGCGGAGAGCGAGCCAGGCTACATCCTGCCCGCGCCGGGCCGCGGCTGGCCAGCCACCCAGGCGCGCGTGAACGCGGTCGAGGTGGTCTACGCCTGCGGCTACGGCGCCGACGACGCGGCTGTGCCGGCGAACGCGAAGCGATACATCCTGGGGAAGGTGTCCGAAAGCTTCGCGCCGGCCGGCACACCGCGCAATGAGCACCTGGGCGGGCTGCTGGATGAACTGAGGCTCTGGACATGATGAACGACCGAATCACCCTGCAGCGGCTCGGCCCGAACCCTGGCAAGCTGCGCGCCCCCGATGTGTGGGAGCCGATCGCCACGATCTGGGCGGACGTGCTGTTCCCCAGCGGGATAGAGACGGTGCGCGCCGGCGGCGAGGTCGCCATCGTCAAGTGTTCGATCAGGATCCGTGCGCGCGAAATCGATACGGCCTGGCGCGTGGTGTTCAAGAGCAGGGCATACGACATTGAGTCGGCGCTGCCAGATGGCCGCGACTCGCGGTTCATGTTCTTGGTCTGCAAGGGGGTCTCGTGATCGAGTTCGACATGTCGCAGCTTCAGGATGCGTTCAAGGAAATGGCTGAGCGCGTCGAGGAGAGCGTCAGCGAAAGCGCGCTGCGGACCGTCGGCTTCGCCGGCGCCGAGATCTTCCGCGACCAGGCCAAGCAGAACTCCCTGAAACACCGCCAGACCGGCCTGTTGTACGACAGCATCATCACGAAGCGCCTCGAGGAGGATTCGGACGGCGGCAAGCGGCAGGTCTACCTGGTCACCGTGCGCAACGGTGGCGGCGGCCGGCCTGGCGCCTTCTACTGGCGCTTCGTCGAGTACGGGCACAAGTTCGTGCCGCGCAACAAGAAGGTCAGCAAGAAGACCGGCCGCACCATCGGCTGGAAGGCGCACCGGCGCGCCGCCGAGCTGGAGTACGGCACGGCCAGCGCGCCGGCGTACCCGTTCATGCGGCCGGCCTACGAATCCAAAAAGGCTGAGGCGATCGACGTCATGACGCGCACCCTGGCCGAACAGATCGCAAGGAATGCCCGATGACCCCTGAAGACCATATCGATGCCGTGCTGCAGCACCTGGCCGGCGGCCGCGTCTTCCCCGACGTGGCGCCGCTGAACACCGAGCGGCCGTTCATCACCTACCAGGCGGTGGGCGGAGCGCCGGACAACTACCTCAGCGGCGACTTGCCGGGCAAGCAAATGGTGCGCATGCAGGTCAATGTCTGGGCCGAGCGCCGCGCCGAAGCGTCCGAGCTCGGCATGCTGGTCGAAGACGCGATGCGCTCGGCGACCGCCCTGCAGGTTGAAGTGGTCACTGGCCGCGTGGCCACTTACGACGAAGACACCGACCTGCGCGGCGTCATGCAGGACTTCAGCATGTACTGCTGATCCAGAACCGCCCCTTTCCAGGCCGCCCCGAGAAATCCGGGCGGCCTTCTTCATGCCCGCGAGGGCGACCAATTGCCCGGACTCCGGGCTTTTTTACTTCGAAAGGCCCTCACCATGGCTGTATCCGTCCCCAACAACAGCACCTTCTCGGTCGCCACCACCTACGGCGCGCCGATTGCCGTCACCGCCGCATCGAACGCGAGCGAAGCGGTGCTGACCACCGCCAGCAACACCTTCGCGATCGGCGACATCCTCGAGTTCTCCAGCGGCGGCTGGGTCAAGGCGAACCTGCGCATGTTCCGCGTGAAGGCGGCGACCGCGACCAGCGTCACCCTGGAAGGCTTCGACACCACCTCGACCAAGGCATTCCCGGCCGGTAACGGCGCCGGCTCGCTGCGCAAGGTGATGACCTGGACCGTCATGCCATTCATGAAGGAATTCACCGTGTCCGGCGGCGACCCGAAGTACAACACCGAAGAATTCTTGGACGTCGAAGACGAGATCCAAATGTTCAACGGCTTTTCGGCTTCGTCGATCGCCATGAGCATCGCCGACGATCCGTCCCTGCCGCACAACGCCGTGTTGCAGGCCGCGACCGACTCACAGGCCGTCACCGCCATCCGCGTGGTGCTGCCGTCCGGCGCGCCGCTGCTCTACAACGGCGTGCTGGGCTTCAACCCGAGCCCGACGCTGGTCAAGGGCCAGGGCATGGTCGTCAAGTGCGGCGTTGCATTGCGCAGCCGCGTCAACCGCTACGCCTCGTAACCGTGTTGCCAGCCAGCGCCGAATGGGTCGGCGCTGGCCTTCCCAGCCCTGTGGGGTAGCTCCTCGCAGGGTCTTTTTACCTCTCTCGAAAGAAAATCATGGCAAAAGCATCCAAGATCATCCTCGGCAAGCGCCCGAAAAACTTCACCAAGACCGTCACCTTTGACATGCTGACGGGCGGCGAGGGCTGCGTCGAGATCACCTACAAGTACCGCACCCGGTCGGAATTTGCGGCCTTCTATGACGACTTCCAGGCCAAACTGAAGGCAAGTGCGGATGCCGAAGTGGCGCGCATGAAGGCGGCCGAGGAAAAGGCCAAGGAAGCGGGCCAGCCCGCGCCGGAGTTCTCGATTACCCAGGAAAACATCACCAGCCGCCAGGCCGAGGTGCACATCGAGTTCATCATGGGCTGTGTCGAAGGCTGGAATCTCGACGTCGCATTCGACCGCGATGCCGTGGCCGAGTTGGTCGACACCCTGCCGGCCGGCGCCAAGGCCATCATCAGCGACTACCGTGTCGCGATCGACGAAGGCCGCCTGGGAAACTAGGCGCCGTCGCCGCGGCCCTCTACGAAGCCGAGCCCTCCGAAGCCGACCTGGCGGTGGCGGGCCTGACGCTGGAGGACCTGGCGGCGGATCCCGTCGAAATCTGGCCTGAGAACGTCCAGGCATACATGCTGTTCCGCGGCCTGCAAACTCAGTGGAACCTGGCCCCGATGGGCGGCCCGATTGGGCTGAACTTCGTCGTTGCCTACGCCAGGATGGATCGCCTGGGCCTGGCGGCGGAAGAGTACAACCAACTCGACGAAGACCTGCAGGCGATGGAAGCCGCGGCGCTCGAAGCGATGCGGTCCAAGGAATAAGGAGAAAACATGAGTGAAAACGATACTGAAGTCGCCTTCAAGCGCCTGTCGACTGCGGCACTGATTGCCGCCATCGGCTTCGCGTTCGGCTCAATCTGCGCTGGTCTGGCCGAGATGCTGAAACTGTTCTTATAGACTAAGTGAAAGGGGGGTATCGATTCGATACCCCCCCTTTGTCAAAGGGAATGCCGATTCGGGAGACCCTTTGACGAAGGGTAAGTCAAGTCGACTTACCCTTTGCTGTGCTCTCGGCCTCAATATCCTTCAGCCGTTGCTCAACCCAAGCGGGAACCCAGGGAGCGCGCTGGAGCATCTCGGACACGATCACGGCATCTGGTCGTGCGACGCCTTCAGATATTTCGAAAGCTGAGCGCATTTGTTCCCGCGTTGCTCCTGGAAAGACAGGAATGTACAGAACCTGAGGAGCATCTGGGTGAATGCCTGCGACTAGTAGTTTGGCGAGCATTTCATCAAACGAAACGCCATCCTTCGCAGCAAGGTTCTTGATCTCATTAGTAATGAACCACGTCAACTCACCACCTTCGTCTTTCGATTTCGGAATCGCATCATCGAATTTCGGTGGGCTCACGATCGGCATGCTCCATTCAAGTCGACGCAAGATTTCGGCATGCAGAGATCTTCCGCCCTCAGCCGCAGCAGCCTCTAGCTTTGATCGCATAGCCTCAGGCATGCGTAAGGGGTACGGTTTTTGGAGGTGTCTATCGCTCATGGCAGGCATTGTGGATGTTAACTGGATTCTTTTCAATGAATCCACTTGACGCCCACAATTTGAGTGAGTTAAAGTGAGTCCACATAACTTCTATGGAGCATGAGATGAAAAACAGGGTGATGCCCTATCCGTACCGTATTGAACAGCCAATCCGTGAAGGCGCGGAAAAGCTCGCGAAGATGGATGAGCGCAGCCTGAACTGGATGTTGAACCATCTGCTGGGTCCAGTGGTCGCAGCAGAACTGGCCAGGCGCCAACAAGAGGGAATTCAGCAGGTTTAAAAATGAAAAGCCCCGAACTAGCTTGGCGGCGGATCGGGGCTTATTTCCAACTTCGAAAGGAAACTGAGATGAATGTTACCCCACTGACTCATAAGGCGCAACATGCGCTAGCCTTCGGCGCGCATGAAGTCAAGACGATCACCCGCGAGGGGCAGCTCTGGATGAGCGGCACTGAGGTCGGGCGGTTGCTGGAGTACGCGAGCCCCGAGAAGGCCATCAAGCAGCTCTACAACGCGCGCGCCGACGAGTTCACCGCAGCGATGACCAAGGTCATCAAGGTGATGACTGCAGGCGGCAAGCAGGCGGTCCGGTTCTTCAGCCTGCGCGGCGCCCACCTGCTGGGCATGTTTGCCCGCACGCCGAAGGCGAAAGAGTTTCGCTGCTGGGTGCTCAACGTTCTCGATCGAGAGGTTGCTGCGCTGAAAGAGGCAGCTCATGCGGGGAGGGAGCTCAGCTACAACACCCGCTTGGCGCTGCAGGGGATTTGCACCGAGGTCTACTTCATGGCTAGCTGGTGGCGTCACTTCGGCGAAGGGATTAAGCTCATCAGTCCCCACGCCTACAACCTGATCTACGAGCGCTTCCTGTTCGCGCCTGGTCGCGCTGACGAATTGGTCAAGGAGTTCGATCTGAATTCGAGGAAGGAGTCGGCCAACACCGAGCAGTGGGAGTATCTGGTGCGCGAGCGCCGTAAGGAAGCGAAGTTCGCGGGGCGCTACACGGAGTGCGCACAATGAGCGCGCTTATCGAGATCGGCGGTATCGCCATTGCGGTCGACGCAGACGGTCGCTACTGCCTGAATGATCTGCATAAGGCAGCCGGTTCTGAGCGGAGGCACGGACCCGCTTTGTGGCTGGAAAATCAGCAGACTCGGGAGCTTGTCGACGAGTTGAGCGATACAGGAATTCCTGTATCGGTTATCAAAGGCGGCAGCCTGCAAGGAACTTTCGTTTGCAAAGAATTGGTCTATGCATACGCGATGTGGATCTCGGCGAAGTTCCACCTGCAAGTTATCCGGAAATTCGACGCGCTCACGCGCGGTGAAATCCCCGCGCGCGCATCTGCGCTCGAGCCGACGAAGGAATTCAAGGCGCTGCTCGGCGTGGCCAAGCTGATCGGCCTGGACAAGAATGCGGCGGTGATCAGCGCGAACCAGGCCGTGGCCAAGCTGACCGGGACAAACCTGCTTGGACTGCTCGGGCAGACGCACCTCGAGCAGGAAGAGCAGGTGCAATACTTCACTCCGACCGAGCTCGGCGCTAGGCTGAAGGTGAGCGGGCAGAAGGTCAATGCGATGCTGGCGGCTGCAGGGCTTCAGGCAAAAAGCGGGAAGGTATGGGAGCTGCTGACGGCCGGCCGGCAGTACGCGATGATCTACGACACCGGGAAGAAGCACAGCGACGGCGTACCCGTCCAGCAGGTGAAGTGGTCTGCCAGCGTGCTCGACGCGCTAGCGCCGGCAGGGGCGTAGCACCGACCGACCCAGAAGCGCCGCCCTAGAAATAGGGGCGGCTATTCGTGCTGGTGTAATATTGCTCTCACAACACTTATAGAGGGGCAGTATGGATACCGGCGGATCAATTATTCTCGGTCTTGTTTTGATGGTAGGCGCGCTAATGCTCTATTTTTGGCCCACCTTGCGGGCCAAGGATGTGAGGCATCCGGCCTTTGCATCGATTTTTATCGTCAACCTTTTCTTGGGGTGGCTCCTGATTCCCTGGGTCATCGCCCTCGCATGGGCGTACCGCCACAAGAAAGGCGTCGAGCCTACGCCGGAAACGCACGTGAAGTGTCCAGATTGCCGCGAGCTCGTCCGGGCTGATGCGAATGTCTGTAAGCACTGCCGCTGTAAATTAGTGCCGCAATAGAGGGCACCTGGATAACCAAGCCACCTTTCGAGGTGGCTTTTTTTATGGGCGCCGCATGACCGATATAGTCAACAACGCAACAATCATGGTCACCGCCGATGCGTCGGGGGTGGAGGCTGGGCTCCGTCCGGCTATCGACGCTGCGCAGAATGCCGAGCGTGCGATCTCGGGGGTTGGGAATGGGTCGCAGTCCGCGGCGCGTGCGCAGCAGTCGCTGATCCGCGCCATCGAGCGAACCACCGTCCAGATGCAGGCCGGCTCGCGCTCTAGCTCGCAGTATTACGAAATTCTTGCCAGGCAGCGCGGTGTCGACCCGGCCGTGCTGGACCCGTATCTCCGGCAGCTGCGGGAACTGGAAGAGGCTCAACGACGCGCGGCCGAGGGTGCGGAGCAATCATCCGGTCGAATGGAGAAAGCGTATGCAGCTCTGCGCGGCGGCGCCATTGTCGCGGTCCTGGCCGCGGCGATCGCGCCAGTGGTGTCTGCGCAGCGCGAATTTGACAAGCTCAACGCCTCGCTGGTCACTGCCACCGGCTCCTCGGAAAAGGCTGCTGAGGCCTTCGCGGCGCTTCAGGTTTTTGCTACTGAAACCCCGTTTGGCCTGAATGAATCGACCGAAGCGTTCATCAAGATGCGCAACCTCGGTCTCGACCCATCGGAGCGGGCCCTGCGATCGTATGGCAATACGGCGGCCGCAATGGGCAAGGACCTGGACCAGATGGTGGAGGCGGTTGCCGACGCGGCAACCGGCGAATTTGAACGCTTGAAAGAATTTGGCATCAAGGCCAACCAGGAGAGCGGCAAGGTCTCGCTGACGTTTAAGGGCACCACGACGACGATCGCCAACAGCGCGACCGAGATTGAGAAGTACCTGATGCGCCTGGGCGAGGTCGACTTTACCGGCGCTATGGCGCAGCGGGCCGCCACTCTGGATGGCGCCATCAGCCAGCTTGGCGATAGCTGGGACAGCACGATGCGCGCAATTTCGAATGCTGGTGCCGGCGGTGCTGCACAAGACGTCGTGGCCGGCCTTTCGGGCGCCCTGGCCAACCTAGAATCGATCTTGAACGCAGTCTCGGATGCGGCCGACAAGCAGAACGAAAAGCTGAGCGCGGCGAGCGCAATCCAAGCGGTCCTCACCACTGCCTTCGAGGCATTTGGGGTCATCGGGATCAATGTCGTGTATGTTTTCACCCAAATCGGGAAGGAGATCATCGGCATCGGTAAGCAGGCGCAGGCTGTAGCTAGCCTAGACTTTGCGAAGGCGCGCGCCATTGGCGAGCAGATGAAGGTAGAGGCAAAGCGGGACCGTGAGGAAGTCGATCGCCAATCCGCAGCGATTCTTGGGGCTGTTGAGAACGCCAAGAAGGCTATAGCACCGAAGGCGGCGCCGCGCAACGATGCTCTGGCTCAGTTCCGCATCCAACGCGAAGCAGAACGCGAGAGCGAGGCAGCCGGCCGTCAGCGCGAGGCGCAATACCGGCGCGAAGCCGCGGCCCTGGCCGAACTGGCAGGCTTGTCGGCGTCCTTCGCTGAGGACTGGAGGTTGCTCAGCTCGCTGTATGCGAAGGGGGCGATCTCACTGGACCAGCTGACGAAGGCGCAGGCCGACTTACTGGCCAAGCAGCCGGCGATGAAGGCGGCGGCGGAGCAAGAGCTGGCCGCGCAAAAAGCGCTCGCGAAGTTCCAGGAGGATTATTCCAAGGGGCTGGAAGCTACCAGTGGTATCTACGCCAAGCGCGTGCAGGACGCCCAAGAAGAAGCGACCCGCAACGAGGAACTGGCCCGCACCTACGGCATGGCCAAGTCGGCGATCGAGCAGCTTGAGCTGGCGCGCCTCGAGGAGCAACTGGCGCAACGGTCGACGCTGGGCCTGACGCTCACCGAGATCGAGACGCTCGAGCAGCTGATCGACGCGAAGAAGCGAAACGCGGCGGCCGTGTCGGCGATGGAGCAGGTCGATGCATCGAAAAAGGCAGCGGAGGAATGGAAGCGCGCGGCCGACTCGATCGAGCAGTCGCTCACCGATGCGCTGCTGCGCGGCTTTGAGTCGGGCAACGGCTTCGGCAAGAACCTGGTCGAGACGCTGAAGAACATGTTCGGCACGCTGGTCCTGCGGCCGATCATTTCGCCGATGCTCAACCCGCTCGCGGCAGGACTGACGAACACGCTCGGCCTCGGCGGAGCTGCGGGTGCTGCGACTGGTGCCGCTGGCGGCGCCGGCCTGGGTATTGGCAGCATGCTGGCCGGGATTGGCAGTGGCGCGATGCAAACGGCAGGTGCGTTTTTGACTGGCCAGATCGGCTTCGGCAGCACGCTGAGCGCCGGCGCGGCGGCGATCGGAACTGGCTCCATGGCGGGTATCACTGCCGGCCTGTCGTCGGTTGTTGGCGTGCTGGGCCCGATCGCTCTCGGCATCGGCGCGGCGGTGAAGGCTTTCGGCCGCGGCCCGAAGGAGTACAACGGCAATAGCAGCATCGAAGGTTCGTTCGACGCCGATGGTCTTGACGCCGCCCAGTTCGCGGAATGGAAGAAGAAGGGCGGCTGGTTCAGCAGCAGCAAGAGCGGGCGGGATCGCTTTGACCTCTCCGGCGAAATGTCGGCGTCGCTCACTTCGGCCTATGACGCCATCAAAACATCGTCAGCTGACTTCGCCGAGGTCCTGGGCCTAAACGCCGACAGCATCGCGACCCGCTCGCAGGCAATCAAGATCGCGCTCGGCAAGGATGAAGCCGCCAACCAGGCGGCGATCGCCGAGTTCTTTGCCGGCGTCGCCAACACGGTGGCGGCCGAACTGCTGCCGGAGATCGGCAAGTTCCAGGTGCAGGGGGAACAGGCGTCGGCCACGCTCCAGCGCCTGGCGGTCAACTTCAGCGCGGTCGACCAGATCCTGGTGGCGATGGGCACGAGCTCGGAAGTTGCATTCCGGGCGGTCGGTGCCGCATCGATCGAGGCGCGCGAGCGGCTGCTGGCGTTCGCCGGCGGCGTCGACGCGCTCGCCTCGGCGACGACCTTCTTTAACGACAACTTCCTGACGGAAGCCGAGCGGGTGGCGATCATCCAGAAGCCGCTGCAGGAAGGGCTCGCGGCCCTGGGCTTCGCCAGCCTGACCACCGCCGACCAGTACAAGGAAGCGGTGCAGGGGCTGGTGTCGTCGGGAGCGCTGGCCACGGAGCAGGGCGCAAAGCAATACGCCGGCCTGCTGGCCCTGGGCCCGCAGTTCAAGACCGTGTCCGACTACCTGAAATCGGTAGGCGATGCGGCGGCAGAGACTGCGCGGCTGGCGGCGGAAGCGGCGCGGGAGGCTGAAGAGGCGGCGAAGCGCGCGGCGGAGGCGGCGCGCCAGGCCGCGCTCGAGCAGGCCGCCAGCCTGATCTCGGGCGTCGATTCCGCATTCTCGGTGCTGCAGCGGGTTGTCGACCGCCAGAAGAAGGCGCTGCAGGACGAGATCAGCGTGCGCACGGCTTCGATCCAGAAGATCGAGGCGCTGTCGCAATCGCTGCGCTCGACGCTGGACGGCATGACGGTGCAGGGCAGTGAGGCAGAGGACCGCCAGGCAGCCCAGGCACAGATCCAGGCGGCTCTGGCGATCGCCAAGGCGTCGGGCAAGCTGCCGAGCGCCGACGACCTGCGCAATGCCCTGTCGGTGGTCGGTCGCGGTTCGGCTGACCAGTTCGCCACCCAGCAGGAATACCTGCGCGACTTTTACGCCACCCGGGCCGGTATCGAAGACCTGGCGGGGCTGACCGACAAATCGCTGTCGACGGAGGAGCGCAGCCTCAAATCGTTGGAGGATCAGGTCAAGCAGTACGACCTGATGCTCGAGCGCGAGCAGGATCAGATTGACGTCCTGAAGGGGATTTCGGTCACCGGCCTTTCCATCGAGCAGGCCCTTGCCGCGTTGCACAGCGCGGTGGTGGCTGCCGCGGCGAACCCGGTCAACTCGGCCGGCTCGGCAATCAACGATGCCTACAAGTCGGCGCTCGGACGGTCGCCGGATCAGGCCGGGCTGGATTTTTGGAAGGGCCAAGCGGCTGGCGGCCTGAGCACTGGCGCTATCGTCGACGCCATCAAGAACTCGCCGGAGGCGAAGATTCGCGAGCTGTACCGCGACGTGTTCGGCCGCGCGCCGGACGCTGGCGGCCTGCAGTTCTGGGTCGGCCAGATGAATGGCGGCATGTCCCTCGCTACCATCCGCGACGCGATGCTGGGCAGCGACGAGAAGAAAGGGCTGCGCGGCTTCGCGGTCGGCGCCAACTACATCCCGGTGGACATGCCGGCGATGGTCCACCAGGGTGAACGCATCATCCCGGCGGCCGACAACCGCGAGCTGATGCGCCGCCTGGCGAGCCCGGAGCAGAACAACCAGGCGCTGGCCGCTGCAGTCGAGCGGCTGACGCGTGAGGTTGAAAGCTTGCGCGCCGAGGTTGGCAGGGGCGCGGATGCTTCTGGGCAGTTGGCAGAACAGTTCGAGAACGCCTCGGACGGTGGCAATGTGGTTCGCGTCGAAGTAATTGGCGTTGTGAAAACGGAGGAGGTTGTATGACGGTGAGCGCGCGGGTCATGGTGCCGATCAACGTGAAGGCCAGCATGCTCAAGGCCGGCACGACGATCGCCGAGCCCGATACCGCGAATGGCGAGGCGGCGTGGGTGGCCAGTGCGGCGTATGCGCTGGCGGACCTGCGCACCTATGACGGTTCGGTGTGGGCCTGTAGCAAGGCGCACACCGGCCGCACCGCGAAGCCGGACGTGGATTCTGGCTACTGGTATCGCGAGGGCCCGACCAACAGGATGGCGCCGTTCGACGACTACTCGAACACGAAGGTCGTCGCAGCAGGATCGCTCACCTATGTCTTCCAGCCAGGGTTTCTCAACGGTATCGCTCTGTACGGCATGGAGGGGTCGAGCTATGCGGTGGTCGTCCGCTCGGGTGGCGCCGTCCTTCGGTCCTGGGGCGGCGACCTATACAGCCAGGCGGCAGGCTTCTACGAGCTGCTGTTCACTGTGCTCACGCCAATCGAACAGATCACGTTCGACGATGTCCCGCTGGCGCCAGACGCAGAGGTGACGATCACGGTCACTGCCGCGCCAGGCGGCCGGGTCGCGATCGGCACGATTAAGTGCGGCGATTGGCGGCAGTTCGTCGGCGATGGGGCGGTAGGCGGCGTCACCCACGGGGCGGAGTCGAATCGCAAGAGCTACACGCTCAGGACATACAACCCCGACGGCACGTACAAGATCGTCCGGCGCGCCAAAGCACGTGACGTGACCTGCAGCATCGTAATCGAGCCGGAGCAGGCCATGCAGGCAGACGCAATTCTGGGGGAGATCATGGACGTGGCCGTGCCGTTCGAAGCGAGCGGCCTGCCGCAATACGGTTATCTCAACACGCTCGGTTTCGTGACTGGCAGCATCCGGGCCGATTCGCAAGGCAAGACGTCGATCAACTTGAAAGTGGAAGGCAATATTTGATGGCCATCGAACCAGTACCAACCCTCAGCGACATCCCGCCTTTCCCCGCGTTGTCGGACCGCGCAGCCGGCACCTACAACTCCATGGCGTTCAGCTTCGCGACGCACATGGCCGACAACTTCAACGGCGAGATGACGGCGGTGGCGGAGAACGTCCGCAACAACGCGCTCGAGGCCGAGTCAAAAGCGGAGGCTGCTGCATCGGCGGCGCAGGCCGCCCAAGCGGCGGCCGCCGATGCGGTAGCTACGACGGGCGTTGCAGCCTGGGTGAGCGGTACGACCTACGCGCAGAACGTGGCGGTAAGCAGCCGGGTGAACCAGCAGACATATCGCCGGCGCGTGACGGGCGCCGGCACGACTGACCCGGCCAACGATCCGACGAACTGGGCGATACTCACCCGCGACGGAGCGTTTATTCCACAGCCGGTAACGGCGTCATCTATCAATCTGGGCACCGGCAATTACCACACCCGCACGATGTCCACCAGCCAGACCTTCACCTTCGACAACTGCCCGTCTGACGGTTTCAGCTTTACGCTAGAGCTGACCGTAACAGCTGGGGTTGCTACGTTTCCCGGATCTGTTCGTACGCCCGGTGACGCCCCCTACACCCTCACCGCCGGCAAGGTCCACGAGTTGATGTTCGTCACGTCAAATCGCGGTGCTCGGTGGCGACTGGTAGCCGCCACCAACTTCGCGATCTAGATCTATGGACAACGCAACTTTCAAACTGCGGCGCGGCGCGGCCGCAATGGCTGCAGTCGGCCAGCAGGAATGGACGGTCCCAGGCGAGTACCTGTTTATCGTTCCAGATAATGTTTTCTCGCTAAGCGCTGTCACCGTCGGTGGCGGTGAGCGAGGCGAACAAGGCCAGGAGTCTTCGTCTGGCCGCGGCGGTCTTGGCGGCAATGGTGGTGACTTGCGATACGCCAGAGAAATCCCTGTCACCCCTGGTGAGGAGCTGTGGATACGAGTGGGACGCGGTGGCGGTGTTTTCGGCCCTGATCCATCCAGGAATGGCGGGTTTACGTCAATTCGGCGAGGGTCCGTTGATTTGCTAGTCGCAAAGGGGGGCGGCAGTATTTTGGCGTCCAACAACAAAGCATCCTCTCCTATCGGCGGGAACATCGGCGGCGGGAATGGCGGTATTCGGCTG